TAACGTGTTAATATGATAATATATAATAAAAAAATAAAAGCTCCAACGAAAACGTTGAAGCTTATATAATTATTTTTAATTTTAATTTTAGTAGTTTAAGATACAATAATCTGGTTGTACTTCTAAAGCAATATTTACTACTGTTCCATCATCATCCCAATTATAATCTCCAAAATTAGCACTTGTAACTACTGCTCCTTTAATTATCCATTCTGAAACAATATCTCCAACAGGACCAAGAACATTAAATGTTAAATCTTTTTTATAGAAATCAGAATAACCATCTCTACCAGTTACCGATTCGTGACCTAAACGTATCCATTCCATTACGGCTTGTGCTCCCGATGGTGTGATAGATTCAAATAAAGTCATTGAAATTGCACCCCAAATAGTTTTTCCTTTTACATAACGTTGAACGTTAATGTGATTAAGGGCAACTGCGTTTTGAGCTACATTTATTCCTCCCACACCTTTTACTAAAAATGATGGAATACCATCCATATAAAGGATAAAGCGATTAGATTGTTTTGGTTCAAACGCGGTAAAGAATATTTCGTTCGGATTTAAAATTGCCATTTTGTTTTTATTTTAATTTTGTTTTATTATAAATATTTAATAATTTAATTTTTTATCCAGGAAATTCAGCTCCTGTTGGTAATAAGATAAAATCCAATGAAATAAATTCTGCTGTTCTAGTTGGTTGAATATAAATTTGACCTACTAATTGATTTTGATCAATTACTGCGGGTCCATTATTTGATTCATCCATTATTATTTTATAAGCATACAATCCTTGTTTTTGTTGGATGCCTTCTAAAAATGGAGTTACTCTAGCTACAAATGAATTTCTTGTTGCTATTGTATTTTGTTCAAATACTACTGTATCCGCAATTTGACGAATATAATTTTTCATTTCAATCATCAAACGTCTTACGTTTACACGGTCAAGAGCAGATGCTTGTTTTTGTAATGTTTTTTGTCCAAATACTACAACACCATTTCTAGGTAATGTAGCTAATGGATTAATGTTATTACTATATAATGAATCTTTATTAGCTTGAGTTAATTTAAATTGAGCTTGTAATACTGTAGATAATCCACCACGATTTATTCCTGCTGGTGCGAACCAAGGTGCAGATACTTTATCATTGAAAGCATATACTCCAGGAATTACAGTTGAAGCAGGTACCCATACTTGTCTTCCTGTTGCAGGATCAACTATACGAACCCAAGGCCAATACGAAGCAGCATATGATGTGTTTCTAGTTTGAGCTTGCGTTATAGTAGATGCAACTGTACCATTATAATCGATTAAATCTAGTACATATAAATTATCTCCTCTATTTTGAGTATTTGAAATGATTGTAGATACTACTGAGGTATGTTTATCGTTTAATAGACCTGGGGTAAATAATAAATTAAATTTGTATGCTTCTTTATTTCCGAATAAAGCAACCATATTATCATAAGAACCGGATGTTAATCCTTGTGTTGTTGTGCCTATATTATCGTACATTGTTGTTCCTACATTTGAGGCAACTATACCTGTAGCTCCATTAAATGATCCACTTCCATTTGCTGGTAGTGATCCTGAGTATAAATTACTAGTAAGAGTTCCGTTTGAATCTAAATATGTTGGGGTTGGGTAGTTAACAGCTTTAACTCGTACATATCTTGAATTATTTGGATAACTTCCAGATAATTCCATTTGAACATTTGTTGAATTATATGCTAATTTTTGATCACCAATTACTAAAGAAATAAAACGATCTGAATTGGGGTCTAAATTAACTCCATTGAATGATTCAAGTATATTTTTATTATTTATTGTATCATCTCCTTGTCTAATTAATACATTAAATGTACCTGATCCTGTATTTGTATTTGTGATTTCAAATCGTACGTTATCTTTTGAACCACTAATTAAAGCTCCAGAAGTTTCTGATCCGGAATTATTCATAATAATTCCTTGTGAAATTGTTTCTAAAGTAAATGGAGATAAACCGGTAGTTGGTCCTGATGAACCAGTTGGTATTAAAGTACTAGTTGCAGAAGTATATGTTCCACTTGCTACTCTAGCTACTAATAATGAAGATCCTCCATAATTAAAGTAATTATATGCGGCAATTGAAGTTAAATATGAATAATTTATTCCTCCACTTACGAATGAATCTCCAAATAATGATGTATATTGTGAGTATGAAGTTACTAATGTTGGTACTTCAACAGGACCTTTAACTGTTGGGCCTATAATAGCGGCTCCCGCTTGTACAGGTTGTCCTGTTAAAAATGTTTGATCTAATTCATTAGTAGTTACACCTGGTGATACTGTAAAGTTTGCCATTTTATTTTTTTATTATAAATATTGATTTTTTTATTAAAGTATACTACTAAGCAGGAAATACTGCACCTGTAGGTAGTATATTAAAATCTAAAAGGATAAATTCTGCTGTTCTAGTGGGTTGTAAATAAATTTGACCTACTAATTGGTTTTGATCTACAACAGATGGAGGATTATTTGATTCATCCATAATTACTTTAAAACTAGTTAAACCTTGTTGTTGTTGAATAGATGATAAATAAGGATTAATTATTGATAATATTTCACTTCGTGTGTTTGCATTATTTTGTTCAAATACAAATGTATCTGCTACTTGAGATATATAATTTTTTAACTCAATTAGTAAACGTCTTACGTTTACACGGTCTAATGCACTTTTTTTCTTTTGTAATGTTTTTTGCCCAAATACTACAATACCTGCACCTGGAAGGGTTGCTATTGGGTTTACATTGGATTGGTATAAAGTATCTCTATTCCCTTGAGTTAAAATACGTTCAGATTGGATAACAGTTGGTAAAATACCTCTATTTATACCAGCTGGTGCAAACCAAGGTGCCGCAACACTATCATTGAAAGCATATACACTAGGAATCATTGTTGAAGCGGGTACCCAAACTTGATTTCCTGTATTAGGATCAACAGTTTTTAACCAAGGCCAATAAGTAGCCATATATGGTGTATTATATGAGGATACTGTTGAAGTTACAGTACCTATTGTAGCATTATATGGAACTAAATCTATAATAGCTATAGCATCCCCTCTTTCTTGTACTGTTGTTTGGATTTGTGTAATAGCAGTTGATGAAGGAGCTCCATGAGAACTTATTAATCCAGGAGCAACTAATATATTGTATTTGTATGCATCTTTATTTGCTAATAAAGAAATAGATTCAGTATATGCATTTGCTGTAAGACCTTGAATATTATTTGATGTTATATTTTCATAATACTTACCTGCAGATGATGGAATATTAGTTCCTAAAGCTGATCCAAAAGTTCCACTTGATGCTGAGGGGAGTGATCCAGTAAATTGAGGTTTGAAAACTCCATTATTATCTAAATAATTTGGAGTTGTTTGGTTAACTTGTTTAACTCTAATGATAGAGGAATTATTTGAATAACTTCCAGTTAATTGAACATAGTATTCTCCATTATCTGAGCGGATAGTTTCAACTTGATTACCTATTACTTTTTCAATATAGTTTGAATCAAAAGGATCTAATGATAATGGACCCCAACTTTCTACAACTGATTGATTAATATCTGAGTCATTTCCTTGTCTAATAAGTAATGAAAAAGTTCCATCATTTATATTTTGTGATGTTATTTGCCATCTAAAATTATCGGCTGAGCCACTTAGTAGTGTTCCAAATGAACCTGTAGGACCTGTGCTGTTCATTATTATTCCCTCAGATAAAGTTTCTAGTATAAAAGGAGAAGTATTATAAGGAGAACCAGCAGAATAAGCTGATGATGAAATAAATGAAGATGTAGCAGGAGTCCAATCTAAAGATGTGCTCCCACTTACTACACGTGTTACTAATAGTGTATTTCCTCCACTATTAAAATAATTATATGCTGCAATAGAGGTAAAATATGTGTAAGTTTGACTGCCACTTAAAAATGTAGAGCCAAATTTATTTAAATAATCACTATAAGTAGTACATAAAACAGGGATACCAATTTTACCTTTTGGTGTTGGACCTATAATAGCGGCACCAGCTTGTACAGGTTGTTGGGTTATAAATGATTGATCATTTTCTATAGCTAATACACCAGGTGATACGATTGTTTCCGCCATTTGTTATAAATTATTTTTATTATAAATATGGCAAAAATTTGAATATATTAATTTAATTTAATAATTTCGCCTGTTTCTGGGTCAAGATTAAATTTTCCATATTTATCAAATAAAGATTTTGTAAATTCTTTTTCTTGATTTGATATTTCTGTTAGGTATGATTTTGCAGTTTCATATCTATTTTCAATCTGGATTTTAATTAGTGATATTTCACCTAACTCTACTACTATAGATTCAGTTTTGGTTTGTAAGTCTTTTAATGTAGTTTTTTCTTCTTCTGTTAAAAACTTTTTTTCTGTAACTTCTTGGATAATTGGCATAATTTTTTATTTATAACGTTATGTTAATAAATATATAAACTTATTTTCCTTGAGCCACATACGGTTTAACATAGTTTTTACTACTTTTACTTTTGCTATATTTTGTTTTAGCATGAATCCCTGGTCTTTTTACTTTAGGTTTTCTTACAAATGAGATTGTTGCTTGTGATTTTGATTTTGCTGCCATTTTATAAATTATTTGTTGTTTCTATTCCTATTATAACTTGGGATTTACTGTTATATTTTTTAATTGCTGTTAATTCTTTTTGAATTGTGTCTGGTACTACATATCCAAATAATTTAATAGTAAATGTTCCTTTTACAATTCTATTTGTATTATCTGTAATTTCTACTGTTGTTGCATATGAATCAATAGATGCTTTAAATTTAAAACGTTCAGGATCACCCCAATATGAATCTGAAGCATAGTTAACTGCCTCAATTATTTTATTTAACTGTTCAACATAGTATGTTTGGATAGTACAGCTATATGTTAAAGTTACATAATCAGGTACTACATTTACTATAAATTGTTCGGTTGGGACTCTATTATTTAATATATTAAAATTTGAATAATCATTTTTTCTATTATATGTTTTTTTAAAAGATGTATATAAATGGGGTGTATTAGCATCTAATTTATTTGAAAGAGAACGATTTTTATCAATTGTATCTCGTTTAAACATAATTAAAGGAGACATAATTGCACCATTTTTGTCTTTATAGTATCCATCTTTTTGAGTAGATTTCCATCTTTCAGGAGATCCATATATGATAGGTACCGGTATTCTTACTCCATTTTGTAAAACAGTAGGTCTAATAACATTTTGAAAATAATACATTATTGATTCGTCTATATCCTGTAAACCTAAAGTAAAGGGTTTTGTTGTATCATCTTTAAATGACATTTGTAAAGACCGATTAAAATCAACTCCATTTTGATCATTTGCAGAAAATTGATTAAATTCTATTTGAGTATTTGGGTTGCCTAAAGATTGACCTGTTTCAGGAGAGATATAAGGATCTACTAAACCATTTGATATCTCTTTTTGGGATTTTGGTTGGGGTTTTCTAATTGATGGCATGGTTTTATATCCTTTCTTTAGTTATACCTACTTTATCTGCAGGAACATAATGACACACACACATTATTGATAAGTTAGTACCAAAATTTTCTAATCCTGGGTTTAAAGGATTAACATCATATGGGTATGCAGGATCTTTACCTACAAATAATTGATTAGCATTTGTATTTTCAACTTCCCAGTATCCTTCGTACCACATTATTATATCACCTACATCAGGAAGTATATTAGCATCAACTAAATCATCTCTAAAGAATTTGAATGTCATTGGGCGATCATAATCTACACCCATGTCTCCTGTAGGGGAAGTATTATCACCTCTATCAACAAGCATGTTTAAAATAACAGGTTCTGTATAATATTTTGCACCTGAGGATTCTCCATAGATGTTTACTTTAGTTTCTGCTGTTTTAAATTGGTAATACACGCATTGTTGAGTGATAATATCATGTAACAACTCACGGTTAATGTGTCTAAATAATGAAACGTCTCGAGATGTGCCGTAAAGAGCCATATTATCCTATAAAAATGGTCATTGGTACTTGTGCTATAGTTTTATTCTGGTATTCTGCTTCAAGTGATTTGTTCTCAAGTAAAACTTTACGTGATGTTGTATCTAAATATGCTCTTAAACGTTCAATTAATGCTTGTTTTTCTGTTGTTGCTGCAGAAATTAAATCTCCTTGGTTTAAGGTTACTTCAGATCCAGGAATGGGTACGGTTGAATATTTACCTCTTACATATCCTAAAATTTCTTTAACTATTGCTAATCCATATTCAAATACCCATTGACGACCAATCGAGTTTATCGTAGTATATGTTGGGTTTGTATATGGTACATTAGAGGCATTGGTAATTATACTTTGGCCGTTTCGTTCAACATATGGTTGATTTCGTTCTGATTGTAAGATATATTCAAATCGTAATGAAGATACACCTCCATTTGGAATAGGAAATATTCTTAACATATTGTTTACTAATTCAAAAGAATATTGAGATTTTCTGATTTGATCATTAAATTCAATCATTTGAAATTTTTGTATGTCATAACTTAAAGGCATTAACATAAAGTTCATTGCAGGAGAATATCCTCCAAATCCCATACTATCCATCATGCTCATCATTCCAGCTCCTGCACCCGCATACGGGTCAAAATATCTGGTAATGGCTGGTGTATTTTCGTAAAAAATGCGTTTAATTTCAATACCACCTTGAATATTTTGGGACGTTGCCCAAGATTTCATATCGTAATTTTGTACTCCAGCAGTTAATGAAATTGATCCTGTATGCCAAGAAACAGTTCCTCCAACTCCCGCTTCCGTTCCATATTGGTTTGAAAGTAAAATAACATTAGATAAATTTTCTTGAACTAATTCATTATTACCAGGTGATGAATTTGTTGGAGCTCCTTGTAAAGTAAGTAAATTTTCAGCTACTTGATAAGCATATATTTCATTTCCGTATGTGGTAATTGCTTCCTCAAATGCAGCATAAAAATTTAAATCTTGTAATTCAATTTCAACTATTGGATATCCTAATCGACGAGAAGCAAATACAGCAAATTTATCAATATCTACTTGAAATTGGAGATCGTTATCATAAAAACCAAATGGTGTTTCTCCGGGGGTAAATGTAGAACTTCCGTTCCATATGGGAATATTTGCCATGTTTTTAAGAGTTTACTAGTGTATATTCTACATCAATACTACCGCTTATAGCGTATGCTTGAATGTAATTGATATCGTCTCCAAAAGTACCATTAAATTTACTTGAGGTAACATTTGAGCTTATAACAAATATACTTGATTGAGGTAATACCTCTTGGGTAAATGAAGTTGTTGAACCGCTTATTGTTAAAGCAATATTATTTGTATTATCTAAATTTGTAATACGAGCATATTTTAAACTACTTGAAGGAAATGTACCCGCTCCTGGGTTAGGGCCGTCTAAATTAAATAAAGTAATAGATGTAGTTTGAGGGCAAGTTAATGTTCTTCTATCAACATTAGTTACGTTAGAGATAGAGTATACACTATCGTTTTGGATAGTTTTATTTTTAACTATTTGCTCTTCTGAGATAGTTACTTTAAATGTTGTAGGTGTTAAAGTAGTTGACATTTGATATTTTTGTTATAAATATTGACAAAAACTTTAATCTTAATTCTATGCTCTAAGGTTTTTATATATGTCTAAAATATATTCTACAATTTCGTGTCTATGGTTTTTTTCTAAGGTAATTACCTCAAATCCAGGTACATCTTTCATATGTTTACATACAACATCAAATCCAGAAGTTTTACGATCTTTTAAGTCAATTTGAGCACCATCACCACAAAATACCATTTTTGAACCATGGCATATGCGAGTTAATAAAAGTTCCATTTGTGTATCTGTTAAGTTTTGAGCTTCATCAATTACAACTAAACAATTTGTAAAATTTCTACCACGCATAAATGATACAGGAACAATTTCAATTTCACCATCCGCTATACATTTTTCAATTTTTTCTTTATTGTATAAGCGATGCATATTTTCATATACAGGAGCAGTGAATGGAGCTAATTTTTCGTTTACATCTCCTGGTAAGAATCCAATATCTTGTCCTGCTACTACTGTTGGGCGAGTAATGATTATTTTTTCAATTTCTCTACTAAAAAGTAAATCTAAAGCAATATTTGCTGCTAATAGCGATTTACCAGATCCAGCTTTACCTTTTAAAACAGTTACAGTGTTGTAAAGAATTTGTTCTTTAGCACGTTTTTGTTCTTCGTTTAATTGGATGTTAAATCTAATTGGACCTTTTGGTTTTCTTTTTTCTTGAAAAACCTTTTTTGCTTCTGGTGTTCGGTTAAAATCATTCATATAACTATATTTGTTAATAAATATTAATAAAAGACTAAAAAAGCCGAACTTTCGTTCGGCTCTTTATTACTTGTTTTATTTGCTATTAAACGCTAGCTAAATCATTAATGAATACACGACCGAAAAATTCCGGACGGATCATTTTCTTAGCGTAACGAGTCAATAAACCTTTACGTGGAGTAAATGTTACTGGATCGTACACAAGAGGTGTCATAATTAACGGTACATATGGAGCAAATACAGCACCAGTTTCAAGGAATTGAGCTCCTCTATAACCCATCAAAACAACGTTTTCTATCATGTAAGGGTTTTTGTAAACTGTGTAACGGCTGTTAAATTGACCTGATTTTTGGATACCAAAAGCATATGAGCTCTTAGTTGCTTCTCCATCTGAAGATGAAGCAAATCCAGGGATTGATTCAATAATAGTTGCTACTGCTGGAGAGCATACTAAGAAATTAGCACCACCTCTAAGAGTCTTTTGGTGGATCTTATTACTTACTTTTTGGAATTTAGTACCTAAAGTTTGGAACCATTCACCTTGTGTGTTGTAGAAGTTAGCTGTAGTATCCCAAGATGTTTTTGCAGCATTTAAACCATTATTGTTTTTAGCTGACCAGTACTCATCTGCTGCTGATGCATCATTCATAATCATATCTAAGTTTTCAAGATCTATTTCTAGAGCAATATATTCAGACATGATTGATGTTAATTCAGCTTCAGCATCCAATGATTGATATGCGTTCAAATCCTGTGCAAATTCTGGTGTCCATTGTGCTTTTAACTTACGAGTTTTAGCAACAATAGCTTCAGATTTCATTTGGATATTGATTTCTGGAATAGCTAAGTTATCTGCTGCTGTAGATTCAGCATTTGCATATCCTGCTCCTGATTTATCTTCAAAGTCACCACGGTTGTTATCAACTGGTTGTACATTGTAAAATAATTGATTTGCAGTTACTCCTGATCCTGTACCTGGTACGGATGCTCCTGCAAAAGTTCCTGTTGCAGAACCAGAGAAAATAAAGGTAATAGTTGATGAACCATTAGTAGCAGTGTACTGAGGTAATAAACGAGTATAAGTCTCAGTTGCTGGGGAAGTTGCTGATCCAGAAGCTGGAACGAATGCACGAACACCTTTAAAGTCAGGACGTGTAGCGTTTGTACCAGTACCTACAAAATAAGTTACAGCTGAAAGATTACCAGCTACAATTGATGCAGATAATGTAGTATCATAATCAACATCACTCCAAAGAGCAGCTGAACGAGATACTTGTAAAGATGCGGAGAATTGGTTGATTGAATATGCAAATCGACCTGCACCATATAAACCGTTTGTAGGATCTCCTGCATTTGCTGGGTTAGTTTCACCATATAAAGATGAAGTTGCAGCATAAGCATTTCCAGAAGGGCCAAAAGGACCATTTGGTGCTGCTTTACCATTTGCTCCTCCTGAATCTCCATATTGGAAATCTAAAAAGAATACAAGACCTGAAGGTAGGTTCATTGGTTGTACAGACATGAATTCTTTAGTTGATAAAGAACCAAATACTTTACGTACCAATGGAAGAGCTACACCAGCCCATTGCTCACCTTGTCCTGGGGATGGTGAGAATGAACCTCCACCAACATTTGTTGATGATTGCTCAGTTACTAACTGTTTTGCTTGGTTTTCGAGGATCATAGCCATGTTATTTTTGTTAACTTCGCTACCAAGTCCCTCTAAGAGACCTGTTTTACCCCATTTTGATGCCATTCTAGCGGCATCGTTCTGCATGTTTTTCCATCCGGAAGCAGAACTTTCGAGTAATGAATTAATTGTTGACATTGTTTTGTTTTTTGTTTTTAATTTATAATTTAAATAATTCCAGCCAATTTTTGCATTCTTAAAAATGCCTCGTTTGACTCTACGATTGGTTTTTTAACGTTAGGTGCCATTGTTCCTTTTGAAGCTCTACCTAGGTTTTCGTTAATAGTATTTTTTGAAACTTTGATTCCCTCATTTAATGTTTCAAATACCATTTTTACTTCACCTACGTTTTTAGCTTTGTCAAAAGAACTTAACACTTTTACTTTTTGATTTTCATTTAAAGTTTTAGACTTGAAGATTTTGTTTGTGTAAAGCAATTTAGCATTTAACAAATTGATCTCGTTTAATTCAGACTTTAAAGTTTTAATAGTAGAATAAGCTTCTTTAAGTTCATCATGCATTGATTCTTCCATCTTTTTATTAAGATATCCGTACATTGCCGTAGCTAAACCCATAAGAATTGATAAACCTCCTACTGCTGCAAGCGCATTCATAGGTATGGTTTGTGCCATTTTTGCAGCTTTAGCAGCTCCTGAATCATTAATAACGCCAGCTATGAATGAAATTGTCCCAAGGACTGAAGTTGATAAACCAACTGTTTGTGCAATTCTTGCTACTTTTTGTTTTACAGTTTCAATTTCTTTTTCTGCTCCGTTTTCTTCTTCTGATAATGTTGAAGCATTTACGTCTTGAATAGCTTTAAATAGCATTTTTTCTTCTTCAGGTGTTAAAGTCTTTAATTTATTTTCTAATTCTTCTTTAGATGGAATTTTTCCTTCTGGTATTGAATCTTCTTCTATTCCATAACCACCTTCCATTTCTTCGATTTCTCTTAACAATTCTGCTAAATCTACATCTTCTTTGTCTTCTACTTCTACTTCTTCAGATTCTCCTTCTTCTTCTTCACCTTCGTGACCAGCTTCAAGTTCACCTGATTTAATCATGTCCGCGATTACATCTTCAATCATTGATTTTAGATCTTCATCTGTCATGTCTTCAAGGTCGATTGGTTCGCCTTCATCTTCTGTTTCTTCTTCTTCAGAATTTTCTTCTTCTTCAGTTTCTTCAGCTTCGTAAAGTCCTTCTTCTACTTCGTCCTCTTTTCCTAATTCAGCCAAAAGCTCTTCTAAATCAACTTCCATCATTGTATCTTCTTCTTCAAGATATCCTGCGACATCTGCTGCTTTTTTAGTTGAATAAGGTTTATCATCATGTTCAGTTTTATCTGTTACATAATCATCCTCTTCTACTTCCATTTCTTGAAGTTTCATTGATAACATTGACTTAAGTTGAGGTGTGAAGGCTTCTTCTAAGGCTGCTTTTGCGTTTGCTATTGCTGTTTCTTTTACAGCTTTAGCGTCAGCGATTGCTTCTTTAAGCATTGCTCTGTTTGTTGCCATTTTTTTCCTAAATTTAATTTTGTTGGGAAAGTACGTTTATTTAAAAAACGTAATAGATATTCATTTAATTAATACCATATATGTTGAGGGGGATGGTATATTCTAGTATACGTATGTATAAGATTATTAAAGTCGCGGTTTAAAATAAAGGACAAGTTCCTTTTGCGCAAAGAATTTCGGTAATAATTGAGTTAGTTTTTGAATATGGGTCTAAAAATGTAGTACGTGATTCATTTAATGCACCATTTTTCATCCATGAATCTGGATTTGAAGGATTTGAAACTAAATCCCATGTTAATAGTTCAAAATCATCTTGTACCTCCATTACTTCACCCATTTGTTTTAATGAGCCCATTCCACGAGAAGAAATACCAATAACTAAACCATTTTTAACTAATGCTCCCGCAATACGACCTGATGTAGTGCCTTTATCTCCCATGTCACAAAATATTTCTACTTTGCCATGGATTTCATCTCCAACCCACCATAAATCACGAACGGCATGAGATGCATTTTTTAAATTAATTACTTGAGAATCGGGGTGGTCTAGTTCACCTACAGTTTCTGTAGATTTTTGTTTAATTTTATTTTGAAAATTTTCAATTTCACGATCCCATAACTCTTTTTTATAGTATCTTCCGTTACCATTTTTTACTTCAACAGTAGCTAAAATACCTTCAACAAATACATTACCGCCATTACCCATTCCTTCAATTAAGCGAACTGGTTTAGGTGTGAATTGTCTAGTTTCTATTAAGAGTTCTTTGTTCATGATTATATTCCGTATGCGTCTGTTAAATGTTGTCTTGCTAATTCTTTTTCATCTTCATTTTCAAATTTACTCAACGTATCTTCTAAAGTACCATATTCATCATAGTATTGGTCTGCTTTTTCTTTAATTTTTACTGCTGTTTCTTTATCAATTTTAAAATCTTGTTTTCTAGTTTCTAAACCTTGTCCTATCTCTCTTCTTTTTTCAGCTGATATATTATTATAGTTTGCTAAAATAGAAGGGATTTTTTGTCCATTATCTTGACGTCCTTCAGCATCTTCAATATATTCCTCATCTTCGGTTTCATCAATTACCTCTTTACGTGGAGATTTTGCTTTACCTTTATGCATC